ACGATCTTCATGCGTAAAGAATCCCTTCCCCCAGTTACTCGCTGTACAATATGTGTTTGCCATAGTTTCCTCCTTGTTATTAAAATTTGTTATATCTCATTGTTAACTCACTGTCACGGTTTTAACCGCATAAACGGGATCGTTCCATTCTTCTGTACTATTTATAACGGTACCGATAGGACCTTCTCCTCCACCTACAATAGCCGCCGTTATAATTCCTGATGATGCGACAGATTTTCTAGCGGTAGCTAGATTATTTCCTTCTGTCCAAGACGTTCCATCCCATGTTTCAGTATTAGCAGTTACAGAAGGTCTAGGTTCAACGTCACCACCCATTACTATAGCTAAAGTTTGAATTCCGGCTCCGCCTGGTTGATACCTGAGCGTATTAGTATCATTTGTTTCTGTCCACGAAGTTCCATCCCAACTCTCTGTGTAACCTTGATAATAGGGAGCACCAGGAGGTTGCCCTGTGAACCTTAGAGCAGCTGTTTGGGATCCTGCGGCTCCTATCATATTTGCAACACTAACTAAATCAGCTGTTTGTGTCCAAGCAGTTCCATTCCAAGACTCTACATCTTGTTTAGGAGATCCGCCTGCGCCTGCTGTAATAGCTAAGGCTGCCGTAGAAGTTCCGGATCCTGCACCGGATTGATGATTTACATTTGTATCTCCTACTTCAGTCCATGATGTTCCATCGTAAGATTCGCATATTAGTACATCTGATGGCCCAGTTGTTCCACTGATCGCTAACGCTGCTGTTTGAGTTCCTTGTTGTGCTGAATCTAAATATCTTCTTGCACTAATTAAATTATTAACTTCTGTCCAAGTAGTTCCATCGTATGTTTCTGTGTTCCCAACATTCGTAGGAGAACCCGTATCTCCACCAAAATTTATAGTTGCTGTAGTTGGACCAGCTCCTCCTCGCCCTTTTAAAGATGCATTCTGATTTCCACCAGCAGCCCAGGCTCCCCCACCTGATACAGCTATTTTAAATTTTCCTGTTGTAGAATTATACCAAAGTTGTCCTTCGGTATCTGATGATGCCGTGGGATCATCTGATAATTTTTGAACTGAATAGCCCTGTATACCTTTATAAGTAGCCATGGATTATTTATCCTTCAATAGCCAGCCTTGTGTAGTATCTGTAAAGACTAATGTGAAACCAGCACGTTCAACAGCAACAGTTAAACTAGCGGCTACACCATTAATTTTTTCTGAACCATCAGGGGCGACAGTTAGATTATTTGTGTCAAATGTTCCTGCATAATCAACAAAGGTACATTCATCTCCTATTGTACCTGCTGGAAGTGTGGCTGTAAAAGCAGCTGAAGTCGTATCACAAAAATACCCTTCCCCTGCCACTGCTGTAAAACCTGTCGTATCCACCGCTTGCCAAGAGGTTCCACCCGACATCGTTGTCCACGATAAAACTCCTGAAGCATTGGATGTTAAAGCATCGCCTGATGTTACGGCATCAGCTAAAGGTAAAGTATAAGATATAGTTTCTGATAAATTGCCTGGTTTAAATCCTGTGTAAAAAGATCCAAGATCTGTATCTTCATAAAGTCTAATTTCTCCACCTTGATCAGCATTTCCTTGAACAACAAAAGCTCCTGTTCCTTTAGGAAGAACTTCTAATCCTATATTCGTAGAATCTCCACTTAAGGTAATACGAGGATCGTTGTCAGCTGCAGCATTAGCTAAAGTAATTTCATTAACTGCTGATCCTGTAGCTGTTAGATTTATTAATTCATTTCCACCCGTATCTAAAATATCTGTTCCAATTTTTGGTGAAGTTAAAGTTTTGTTTGTTAAAGTTTGTGTTCCTGTAAGTGTGACTTCTCCAAAATCTGAAGTCGCATCTACAATGTTGGGATTCGTGGCATCATCAGCACATGCATACAGAATTTTAGTTTTTTTATTATCAGTTGCCCACGTTACACTGGAACCTGATCCACTAACATATTTTAATTGAACAGTATAAGCTCCTGTGGTTCCATTTAAAATTAAATAAGACTGTTGAACATCTAGAGGAATCGTTACAATTTGATTTCCTGTAATAGTTCCAGTAAATTTTATAACTCGGTGTGCTAAGGTTGCTCCAGTAGAACCATCTGATACCGATAGAGTTGTTGTTTGAGCTCCACCAGCTATTGATTGTTCTATATAGCCACCCGTAATTTGTTCTATAATATCCCAGTTAGTATTAGTTAATGTTCCCCATGTACCGGCTTTTTCACCAGTAGCCATTAATTGAACTCCTAGGGCTGTGTATGTTGAAGGCATATTTTTCTCCTAAGCTGCTTCCGTATCTACATCTGTATACGATGTATTTGATCCAGTTGCAACATTAGAATAAGAAGTATTTGAACCTGTGTCAACATCTTGAAAATGTTGAATTCCTAAAGTGCCCAGACTAATAGTTGCTGACTGCCCAGTCAAGGACGCAGTAACATCAATGACTAAACTAGGAGAACCTACCGCTGTTGTAGCTGAAACTCCGGTTAATCCCATCACATCAGCAGGATCTAAAGCTCCTACACTAGTTGTAGCTGAAACGCCCGCTGGTTGAACCGTTGGATTAGAAGTGACAACTACACTTCCCTCATTCGTAGTAGCCGAAACTCCTGTTAACGAAGCTGTTACATCAGCAACAGCAGTAGGAGAGCCTACAGAAGTTGTCGCTGAAACTCCTGTTAAAGGAACTCCAATTTCTATATTTAATGAACCATCGGCAGTAGTTGCAGAAACTCCTGTTAAAGAGACTGTTACATCCGCAACCGCTGTAACGGTTCCTAAAGAAGTAGTAGCCGAGACTCCTGTGAGTCCCATGACATCGGCTGGTGTAATGGCTCCTACACTTGTAGTGGCTGAAACTCCGCTAGGTCTAACGACTGCTTCGTCAACAGATCCCCAGCCATTTTCACCCCAGTTTAAAGTTCCCCAACCTGGATAAAAAGAAGCGGTTGCTGTTCCTAATGTTGTAGTTGCTGAGAGTCCTGTTAATGTAAGAGTGACGTCAGCTTGTTGACCCCAGGTATTTTGACCCCAGGTGGTTAAGGCTTGATTCCAAGTATTAGCCATAAGGAAGGACTCCTTATGCTATTTGTATGATTGCTGTTGATGCCGCTGCTGCTGGAAACTCTACTGTGAAAGTTCCGCTAGTAACGGTTTTGTCTCCACCAAAATCAATGGCACAAACTGCAGCGTCACTTGCGTGCGAATCATTAAAAATTAAACAACCTCGCGCAGTAAAAGAAGCTGATGTCCAACTTGTATTAGAAAAATCACAAACTGCTGTATCACTATCTAAGGTAGGAGTGACACTTGTTAGCGCATTTCCTTTGGCTGTGTAGCCGCCTGTAGTCGCTAATTCTTCTGAAGTTGTATAAACAGTTGTAGATTTATTTAAAGTCGCATCACTATCATATAATGCAAGATTAAAAGTATTACCTGTAGATGCAGTAAAATTATGTTCGGCTTCTAAAATTTCTTGTTTGAAACTGTTACAAATTGCTGATGTTATAGCCATAGTTTTTATTCCTTTTAGGGTGAAGGTGAATCAATTTTTATACGAATCGTTCCATCGTCATAATCATCTCTTCGTCTTCTACCTACTTGTTCGATAGCGAACTTCTCTACCTCTTTATTATATCGTTGCTCATAATATGTCAACATATCTTGAGGACCTTTTAAATACCCAAAAGCCTCAACCAAACAAGCATAAAGCAAGCCGTTCGCAAAATTCCTACTTAAATACGTTCCAGTAATATTATTAACTAAACTACCTGGTATAGCTACATAATTAACTTGAAAAGTATAGGTTTTATCGGGACATGGAGCAAACATAATCGTGCCAGATGTCGTATCTGAAAACCCTGTTGCTCCTCCAAACATTGCATAATATTTAGGAATATCTCTGCCTGTGGCTACTGTTGTACCTGCTGTTCCATAATTATTATATTCATTGATAAAGGTAACATCTCTTTTTTGTAAATAAATTAAAGTGTTAGGAGAAGTATCATCCTCTGTCACTTGAACCGACCTTACAACTAAACATCCAGCAGGAGCATTAATATATTCTTGACCCACTACTAAAGATCCGGTTTGAGATTTTCTATCAGCGTCTATATTAACATCTCTTAATATCCTAGTTTCCGCATCTGTAATAAAACCATCCGTGATCGTAGATGTAAAAACGTCAGTCGTCACTTCAGTGTAATCCTGAATTGCTGTCGTCAATGTTGCATATGTAAAATTAGTTGCCATTAGCTTTGCGGTCCTATCGCTTTGAGTGTAACAGGTCCAGAAGAAACACTATCTCCTCCAAACTTTATCCCTCCAGTTGTAGCAGTATCTGTACTAACGGTAAAGTGATAATAATTAGCTGGAGTCTTTAACAATTGAACTGTAGCTCCTGTAAGATGAGAAGCTGCTGTAGAACCAAAAGCTCCTCGTGTTACTCCTGTTAAATTATTTCCACTCGTTCCTGTGTAACTTAAAATTTCAGTATCAATTAAAACTCCCCATGTCGGTGTTCCCACTGGATTGGTTGACGTAGGTTCAGACTGTCCAGTAGCCACCCCTGTAAACTGTGTTGCACTTGCTAAAAGTACAGTAGTCGTACTAGCATCAATTGCTCCATTAAGTGTCGAAGTGTTAGCATAAAGATATCCTGGTTTAATGGTATAACCTGCAGCTAAACAAATTTTAGCTCCTGTGATTCCATCTATCGTAGGAATATCTTGAAAGACAAATACACCATCATCGAGGGTTCCTGTAGTTCCTCCTGTAGTGGGAGGTCCTCTAAATCTTACCGTATCTCCATAACTTCTTTGATGATCTGTTTGTTCAACATTTATAATTCCCGAAGCCGCTGCATAAGTTTGAAAAGGATTATATCCTAACCAACGCAATGCATCTGGCGCAGGTTGTTGCACCCTTACTTTACCAAGCGCAGTAGGATCGGCTTGATGAGGATAAGGATTTAATTGAGGTTGTTTGGATTCAAACTCAGAATAATGAACAAATAAACCATTCCATTGAGTGACCATTTCATTCCATGGAAAAGATTGTCCACTAATGTCCGAGACTGCTAATGCATATTTTCCCTGTGCATATCGTGCCATAATTAAATATTAGGATAGTATGTTTTCGGTGTAATATAGGTACTTGCATCCGAACCATCCGCTGCCTCCGCTCTTAGTAATTCATCTTCATATAATAATTTTAAATTTTGTGTTCTATCCGGTGCATATTTTTGGCTTAAATAATATGCTAACCCTCCACACATCGCTGGTATATAATTATAAGGAACATCCGTAGCATTAAAATAATCTCCTGCATCTTGAATTCTTTTTAAATACCAAAAATGTATATAATTTCCTGCCTGTGTTGAACTGGGAGTAATGTATAAAGTGATTGTAACTTTATCAATGAATCGTTGAACCCAATATTCTGAAGGTTGACCTTCTGCTAGTCGATTGGTATTAGCCGCATAACTAGCTCTATCAATTTTAGTTAAAGGAGTATCGGCTTGAGTTGTAGCTCCTCGATTTACTCGATAAGACATTTGAAGAATATCTTCTGCTCCATAAATACTTTCTGCAGCCCCCGCATTTGTTACGCCAGCATCACTGGTTCCATCTGCTGTCGATCGATATAAAGTATAGATAGCTTGAGACGCAACTAACGTGACATTAGTCTCTGCTACTTCCCAAAAGTGTAATCCTCGATTAGACCATTCTTGAAAAAGAATGTTTAACGATCGTCTGGCAGTTTTTAACTGGTAGCCAGCGACTCCACGCAGACCACATCTTTCGTAAGCTTCTTCAACAATTTCATCAATTGAAAAGTTCTTGCCGAACGTTGCTGTTCCGGAAGTAGTATTCGCCATGCGTTACTCCCTTCTTATGTAAATGTTCCAGTAACTACTAAAAAATCACATCCTGATAGAACTGCATACATGCCGGTATCACAATAGATACCTTGGCCAGGAACATAAAAATGAGTCCATTCACCATCAGCAGTTCCAAATTTAAGTTCAGCAACTAGTGTACTAGCTACTGTACCAGCAACTGAATTATAAATTTTTACACTTGCGTCCGCAGCACTGGCTTGTGCACTAATCGCCATAATTCTGGCTTTAGTAATATTAGTTGCAGTTGTGCCTACATACTTCTGAAGTTGTGCCGGGCTTGAAGTTACAGCTATGGTTTGTTTTACATCTGTGTACATTTATTCTCCTTAGTCGTGAGCTCCCGAAGGAGCTCACAGTTTATCTATTAAGACTCTTTAGCCCAAAGACCTTGAGAATCTACAACTGTCCAATGGGCAGTTGAGTTCAAAGATGCAAGGGTCACATAGTCTCCTACTTTTGAGGTAGCTTGTGTATTAATTAAATCTTTATCGTCTGTTAAAGATCCTGCATACAAAATACCATCAATACTTACTGGACTAAT